CCAAGAGTGTTGCACAATTATTCGCAGAGAATCGCAGACTATTATTAGGTAGTGTTCGTGCGGCAGAAAAAGAACTACCATATCGTGCAAGATAAGGATAACAAATGAGTTTACAAACAATTATAAACAACTGTGCATCAATCACTTTTAATCGTAGAAAGATGGTTGGTATACAGTATACACGTAACGAGATACCAAGAATTAGTGAGACACCAACAACTAATCCATGGCGTATGACAATATCAATGAATAGCAATTTGCGTTATAGTGAAGCACGTTCAGTATTAGAAGCAATTGATACATTGGATCGTAAAAATCCAGAAATCATTACATTTAACAATCTTACTAATATGAATTGGTTATTTAGATATCAGGGCGACATGAGTGTTAGTCAGCGTACCAATTTGTTAGTGTCTAGTTTTGTTGGCAATCAGTTAGTGCTTAATGGATTACCAGTTATTCCAGCAACTAGTACATTGTTCAAAGCAAACGACTTAATACAAATAGGTACTTATCCTTATCCATTCACAAGCACTACAGATGTAGTTCGTGGTACAGGTAGTACAGTAACAGTAACAACGCATAGACCAAACATTATAACTGACAGTGTTGTTGGATTAGGTTTAACTGTAGGTGCTGGCTGTCAATTCAGAGTGTTCTGTCCAAACATGCCAACATATAAGTTAGTACCAGGGGGAAGTTTATTCAGTGGCACAACACTAGTAAATAACGCATACATCACATGGAGTGATGACTTTGAATTTTATGAATATGTGGGGATAGCATGATTTTACCAATAGATAATACTATAGTACATAGTACTTTAGTTGATAGTACTTCTACCAAAGCAAGTCTACCAGCATTACTACGTAAGAAGAATACTACTAGTAGTATAATTAATTTTCAACAAAAGATTGAACTATGTGATGATTGTGGTTCACCTTTAGTTAATGGTGAATGCAAAGATTGCACTAAACAGATACTACTATGACAACACCTATTCCACAAGTCAATAATGTACCTTATGTTAACAACGCTGAGTTTGTTAAGATGACGGTATACAATGACGATAACACTACAACAGTTTATACTTTCAGCAGTAGTTATAAAGCAGAAACTATTAATAGTCAAGTCTACACACCATTAGGTGGATTGATGATGGTTGGAATGCAACAACGTGATATACGTGTTACTAGTTTTGATACAGCAATTACATTAACAGGTGTTGGATCAGATAACATTTATATGGTGCTTGCTACTAGACTTAAAGGTAGTTTGGTAGAAGTCTATCGTGGATTTTATGATACCGAGTATGTATTAGAAGATGCAGTGTTGCGTTTTAATGGTGTCATTACAAGTTATACAATCACAGAAGATTTGGATACTGACTTACGTAATGACAATTTTACAGTTACTGTTAACTGTAGCGCATATAAAACAATCTTAGAGAATCGCATTAGCGGCAGACAAACAAGCCCTAATCATTGGAATGAATATATAGGCGCACCAGGAACATTTGATACAAGTATGCTCAATGTACCAAATCTAGTTGATGCGTTTTTTGATTTTGGTGTACCAGTAACCGATCAAGGAAAGAAATGAACATAAGACAAGCAAATAAATTTGATACACCAAGTATAATAGAAATGTTAAAACATTATAGAGAAGTAACACCTGTAAGTTCTTTCAAAGATTGTAATGATGAAGAACATATGATTGCTGTATTGTCTCATATCTATGCAGGTAAGGGAATTGCTTTAGTAGCAGAATCTAATGACAAGATTGTTGGTATGATGCTAAGTGTGATTGACCAATCAATATGGGATCCTAAATTATGTGTACTGAAGGAATTAGCATACTGGGTAGAACCAGAGTCAAGAGGATCAAGCGCGGGTTATCGCTTATTATTACAATACAACAAGGTTGCAAGGTCTCTATTAGTTACGGGTAGAATTTGTCAATGGACAATAAGTAAGATGTCAAATAGCCCTGACTTAGATTACAGTAAGTTTGGATTTAATCGAGTAGAAGAAACTTGGAGCCAAGGAGTATAATATGCCAGTATTCACAGCAGCCGCAACATTTGTAGCATCAGCAGTTGGAGTAACATCAGCATTTGGTGTGGCTGCAATTAACTTTGGCGTGCGTGTTCTTGCTACAGGAGTAGTAAGTAGTTTAATTGCAAATCGTTTAACACCGAAAGACGCTAGTCCTCCAGGTAGTCAACCAAACATTATAAGTCAAGGTTCACGCATTCAAGCAAGCCCAGCAACTGACAACAAATTAGGTATTGTATATGGTAGTGCATTTGTCAGCCCAATCATTGTTGATGCAAAGATTAGTGAAGACCAAAAGATAATGTGGTGGGTGCTTGCATTAACTGAAAGAACAGATACCGGAAGTTATACTCTCGGTGATATAGATAGCGCAACAACTACAAATGTGTTTTGGGGCGACAAGCAATTGATATTTGCAGACATGTCTGACAGAACCAAAGTAACAAGTTGGATTGACAGCAACGGTGATACAGATACTAAAGTCGCTGGTAACTTATTTGTATACTTATATGACAATGGTAGTAGTAGTCCTGTAAACAGTGCAGTAAGTGCTATCACAGTAATGAGTGATGCACAAATTGCTTCTGACCAACGTTGGAATTCGTCACGATATACAAGTGCAGGTAAATCACCAACTATGTATAGAACAGTATTTGCTGTTATTAAAATGATTTATAACCAAGATGCAGGCATCACAAGTCTACCGCAGATTAAAATTAAAGTCACAAATAGTCTGACAAAGCCAGGCGATGTAATTTATGATTACTTGAGCAATTCACGATATGGTTGTGGAATAGATATAAATCAAATTGATTCAGCATCATTAGATTATTTGAACGATTACAGTGATGTGCTAATAACATATACACCAGTAGGAGGAGGCATTGCTACACAACCAAGATATCGTATTAATGGTCCCGTTAGTACAGGACAGAATTGTTTGACTAACATACAAGATATGATTGACAGTTGTGACAGTTGGCTACAATGGAATGAAAAAGTTGCTAAGTGGAGCGTTATACCAAATCGTAGTTATACCGATTATACGACATACAATGAATTGTTTATCATTGATGATTTTAATATTAGTAGTGGTGTCAATATTAGTCCAGTTGATTTGAACTCAACATACAATGTTGTAGAAAGTCAATTCCCAAATACAAAGATTGCAGACAAAACAGATTATAGTTTTGTATATCTTCCAGATGAAGATATGAATCCTAATGAACCAAACAATAAACTAATCGCTACATTGCCATTAGTTAACAACAGCGTTCAAGCACAATACTTGGCTACTCGCAGATTGATTCAAAGTCGTGAAGATTTAGTTGTTAACTTCAGCATGGATTATTCAGGTATTCAGATTGATGCTGGTGATGTTGTTCGTGTTCGCCATCAAGCATATGGTTGGGGACCTCTACCAGATGATCCAGGTAATCCAGACAAACTATTCTTAGTCAGTCAAGTACAAGAAAGCAAATCAGAAGATGGACAACTTGGCGCACAGATAAGTTTAATGGAATACAATGAGCAAGTATATCAGAACATTGACATTGATGACTATAATCCAGCAGCCAATACAGGATTAACTAATCCAAGTATTGTTGGTACTCCAGCAGCACCTACAATATCTAACATTAGTTTTGAATCAAATACATTTACTGTTGATTGTGTTATACCTAGTGTAGGTCAAGTTATTGCAATGGAGTTTTGGTATGGACCTACTCCAACAATTATTGACAACAATTATAGACTATGGGATACACAAACAAACAGCAGTACACCAGTATATGCTCCTGGATCACTAGAGAGTAGCAATGTTGTTGGCTTTGCACCAGACACATATTATTGGGCAGTACGTGCAGTTACGCAAACAACTAAGAGTAATTTCAGTAACACAGTAGATTTGCCATGGACACCAAGTCAGCCCCCAACAATCACAGTATGCGAAAGCACAACAAGTGCAAGCATAACATACAGTGATGTGTTCAAATTATGGGCACCAAATACAAGAGGTACAGCATTGAATTGTGATTATACTCCTGCTAATCGAGGCAGTGATGTAGGTGGTAGTGCTGGTAACTTATTACAGATAGATATTAACATTAGCGAATATGCCGCAAGTGGTACAGATGGATTAGTTGCTGAAGTTTGGACAGGTGTTGATTCTTTTAATGGTACTACTACACAAGGTATGGCTTATGGTCCTAATGGATACATATTAGCAGTTAGAAATGTTGGTACAACTGGTTCATCAGTTTATATGTGTGGTACAACTATCGTAAGAACACCAGCAGGAGATCCAAATGAATACAGTGGAGTAACAAACGCAGTCACTATAGCAAATACAATATTGCAAGCGGCAACAGCAAGTGGAACTACATATGTTGTTGTAGGTACTAATGCCAAAGTATATTATAGTACAACTGGTTACAATGGTTGGACAGCGGCTACATTACCAGGTGGCGCATCAGGTAAAGATTTTACTGATGTTCTTTGGATTAGTTCATTGAGTTTATTTGTAGCAGTTGGTGGAACACTCGGGGCAACCTATAATACAGGTACTGCATACATTATCACAAGTAGTGATGGTATAACTTGGACAGAAAGAATGAGTACAACAAGTTCAAACATTCTTTATGCTGTTAATTATAATGGAACAACTGTTGCCGCATTAGGTGCAGGTTTTTATTTTGCAAGTTCTAGTAATGCACTTAGTTGGTCAGCATCATTTATTAGTGGTGGTAGTGCATATGAGATATTTGACTTAATATGGAGTGCCCCAGCAAATCTATGGGTATGTTGTGGTACTGATGGTACTAATTCAACTATATTAACAGCAGACTCTGCACTTACTACATTCACGCCTCGTTATACAGGATATAATGGCGGAGCATTATATGCAGTAGCAGTATATGATGGTGCAACGGATCAATATTTTGCTGCTGGTGCTCTTGGAGAGATTGTAAGTAGTACTAATGGTACTGGCTGGATGAGTGAAGACCCACCATATACTGGTACATATTTTGTATGTAAACAATTTAGTGGTGTGTTTTATATATTTGGTGAAAGCCTTGATTATGAAGGTACTTATACAAGTCCTTGGATAGGATCAGTTGCTAATTCTGGTGTTTTTGATTTAGTAAACTTCTGGCCTACTATTAGAATCTGGAGTTATGGTAGTAATCCAACTGATGCATATGATACAACGATACAGCCTGCACAAGACAGATTACCAAATAATAGCCCAGTAACTGGAAGTTTCAGAACTGGATTATATTACAAAGATGTATTACAGAAGTTCTTTTTAGTCGCTGGAAACTTGAACAATCCTTCAACTCCAGTAACAGTATATGCAAGTCGTAAAAGAGTCGCTATCACTGAGTTTGTAGGATAATAAATAGATATAGGAGACACATAAAATGAGTTTATTACTTAATGGTGCTAGAACAGCAACGATTGCGGGCACCCAATTACAATTAGTTGAAATATACAATGGTGAGAGTTATACCTTCCCATTCAATTTCAAAGATAGTTCTGGTGCTGTCGTTAACATTACTGGTTGGACATTGACTCCTACATGTAAATGGTATAATGCAACATTAGTATATCCAAATGATACAGCAACACAAACTACTGTGACACTAAGCAATCTTGCATTGCTAAGTCCTCAACCAGCAGCACCAGCAGGATTAACTGCAGCCGTTACAGATGGTCCCAATGGTGTAGGATATTTGTTCATACCAACAACTATCAATGGTGGACAAACATTTAGTATTGATGCGGCTCCTGCACTAATTGCAGTAGTTACATTAACAGTTAGTAGAACAGATGCGGTAAGCAGTTTTACAGATATTAACAAAGAACCAATCGGGTTCATCATTAGGTACCTATAATGTCTGAAATCAATTTACAGTTTTCAGTTAATACTTACACTGCTAGTTTTACAGCAAATACTAATCCTATTGTTGTTAACCCTGTAACTAATAACTTGATGTTGTTTACTGGTTTTGCCGCTTATCCACCAGCAGGTGGTGCGGGCAATGGGCAAGTAACATTCAATGATGCTGGACTGTTTAGTGGCTCAAACAATTTTACTTACGCAAACAATACCAATACATTAACAGTTCAAAACATTACTGCAAACACAATTACAAGTAGTGGTAATGTTACAATTGGTAACGTCAGTTCAACTGGTAATGTTAATGTTGCTGGTAATATAACAACTGCTAATTTCACTGTCAATAGTAAATCTAACTTAGGTAACATTCCAAATATTACAATCGCCGGTGGTTCTAATGGTCAGTTCATTAAAACAGATGGGACCGGAAACATAAGTTTTGCAACTATTCCTGCAGGTGGTTCGAATATGCAATTGCAATTTAATAGTGCAAATACATTAGGTGGTATACCTAATGTTACTTGGAATGGTGTTAAACTTAGTTTAGGTAATGTTGCTAATGTATTGCTTGAAGGTGGTACAAATGGATATGTATTACAAACAGATGGTGCAGGTAATCTAACTTGGCAAGCACAAGCAGGTAACGTTACTGGTAACGGTAGCCCAGGTGGTGCGAACACACAAGTTCAATTTAACAGATCAGGTGTCTTTGGCGGCGCCGCTGGATTTACTTTTAATAATCCCAGCAATACATTAACTATTATAAATGCTAATGTTACAGGTAATTTAACAGCAAATACAATTTCTGGTAATTTAAACACTACAGGTAATATAATTACTACAGGTAATTTATCTGTTGGTAACGCAAATTTAGGTAATGCGGCAACAGCAAACTATTTTATTGGTAGTGGTGCTAATTTAACAAATATCAATGCTAGTAATATTGTTGGTACACTTGCTAATAGTAATTATTCAGCATATTCTGGTAATGTTACAATTGCCGCACAAAGCAATATTACAAGTTTAGGTTCATTGACAAGTTTAACTGTTGTTGGTACAACATCCATCCAACAAGCAAAAGAAAAAGTAACTGCAAATAGTTTAGGTTCTACTGGTACTGTTAATTTTGATTTATTATCACAAGCCATATTGTACAAATCAGGTAATGCTACTGCTAATTTTACTATTAATTTTAGAGGTAATAGCACAACAACATTTGATAGTTTTGCAAGTTCTAATGAAGCAGTGACTTGCACTTATATTAATACAAATGGCAGTCCTGCATATTATGCAAGTTCTTTTAGAATTGACGGTACCGTTGTAAATCCATTCTGGACTGGTACACAACCAGCAGCAGGTACGGTTAATGCAAAAGATGTTTATACATTCAATATACTAAAAACAGCGGCAAATACTTATGTGATTCTTGCTTCTGCTGGAGCATATGTCTAATGCCTTTATTAAGTACTGTTGGTGCTCTTACATATAACAAATTATCTAAGACAGATTTATATCCTAATTATAGATGGCTTGGTTTAGTAACTACCAGTCCACCAGTTTTAACTGCTGGGAATCAGGGTGTAGGTGTTGCATTAACTAGTACCAATGATATTGTATATGGTGCTGTAGTTAACAATTCATTTATCTATAGTAGTTATTTGATGAAGTTTGCTCCCGCAGGCACAAATTCATTTCAAAACAAAATGACTTATGGTAGCGATAGTAGAACCAATGATGTATGTGTAGATAGTAATGATAACGTTTATACTACTGGATATAGTTATATTAGTGGTTATAAAGCAATATCAGTCATAAAATATAATTCAAGCGGTGTAGTTCAATGGCAAAAATTATTTTATGTTGCTGATTTTTCATATGACCAAAGAGGTATACAAATTCTTGCTGATTCAAATAATGATATTTGTATATTGTCTACTATTACTGTAAGTACTACCTATGCTAGAACTACAGTTATAAAAATTAACAGCAGTGGAACTATACTTTGGCAAAATCAAATATATTCAGGTACTGATTATTTTCAAACTTATCCTAGATTTAGTATGGATGCTAGTAATGATTTGTATATTTGTGGTAGACAGAATGCTGCAGGTAATTTTATTATAAAATTATATTCAAATAATGGATTTCAAGTATGGCAAAAAACAAGTTCGTTTACTAATATTAATGATATTGTTGTTGACAAACTTAATAATTGTTTTTATACCATCGGTACTATTGCTGGTGGTGCTTTTTATACCTATATCTGTAAGCACAATTTAGATTCAACCATTCAATGGACTAGATATATGGTTAGGGGTGCTTCGGAAACAGTATATTGTTCTGCTATTGATGAATTTGGTAATTTATATGTAGTTGATGGTGATGGTGATAATAATGCTACAGGTAATAATATCTATCAAATAGATAGTAATGGTAATTTGATATGGCAAAACAATCTAAAAACTGTAGGTAGCGACCAAATGCGTGTTACTGCATTAAAAGTTAGAAATAATAGTATGTATATTTGTGGTACTATTACGTTGTTTACTCACATATCAAAAATTCCAACTAATGGTAGAATTTATGGTACTGGAACCTACACACCTACTGGTGCAACAATAATATATTCAACAACTAGTCGTTCATTTAGTATTCAGTCTGACCCGACTTTATCAAATAGTAGTTATACCATTGCTTCTTCTTCATTAACAGCCGCATCAGGATTAATGACTCAATCAAATACAACTCAAACTATTTCAACGATCCAAATCTAATTTAACAAGCATAAATAGATGTAATACACTTACAACGCAAGGTGGTGCTTGTGAGTCATATGCGAGGCAGCAAAGGAGCAACTCATGGCAAAATTCGCCAACAATACCTTAACCCAGGTCGCAGGGTTCGATGGACAAATCTTAGCACAAGAATTAGTCTACAATCAAAAAGATTTCTGGAATATGACTTGGAACACCACAGTTGATGGAGTAACAACACCCATTAATTTAACTGGTGTTACACTAAATGCACAAATTATTCGTAGAACAATCTCAGACTTGCAAGATGGTCGTTATGGATTAGAATTTAATATATCAGATTATGCAGGTGCTGTAGCAATACCTTTAACGATAACCAATGTTATTGCATCTGAAGGTAAGTATACATTAGTCATTGATGACAGCACATGGTCAGTGATGGCAAATGATCCAGAATTAAGCATTGAAGTCAATGATCCTGTTTGTTTCAGTGGTCGTATCAAATTAAGTTTCCCAAGTGTTGGAAGTGTTCCAGCATATGACGAACAAGTTTTCTTATTGTTCTTGATTCGTAGCGATGGAGTTGTAAACTAAAATGGCTACTCAAATATCTGTCAACAGCGGTAGTCAAGATATTTCTTTAGAAGTTTCATCACCAAGACAAATCACAGTAAATGCACAAACACAAACAGTTGATGTTGTAATTGAACCTAGAGGAAATATAGACTTAACATTAAGTCGTGCCGTAAGTGTTACTGGCGTACAGCAAATTGTTGCTGGTAATAATGTAACAATCAGTCCAGTTGGTGGCACTGGAATAGTTACTATCAATAGTATTCAAACAGGTAATGTTAATTATGCAAACACAGCAAATTACGCTAATTACGCTGGCACTGCTTTTAATATTTCTGGAAGTAATGTTTCGGGGGAAGTAGCCAATGCCAATTACGCAACGTATTCGGGCACTGCTTATAGTGTATCAGGTAGCAATGTAGTCGGTGAAGTAGCCAATGCCAATTACGCTACGTATTCGGGCAATGCTAATATTGCAAATACAGTTAGCAACGCAACACAATCAAACATCACAAGTTTAGGAACATTAACTGGTTTATCTATTGATGGCACGATAACCGGTAATTTGATACCAACTTCAAATATTTTCTATGATTTAGGTAACAACACAAATAGATTTAACGACTTATACCTAAGTGGTTCAACAATTTACATTGATGACCAAACTATTACTGCTAACAGTACTGGTATAAGTTTCAGTGGCAACATCAATGGTGATGGTAGTCAGATTAGCAATATCAATGGTGCTAATGTAAGTGAAGTAGCCAATGCAAATTATGCAACAAATGCAGGTACTGCTTTTTCAGTTGCTGTTGGTAATGTAGTTGGAATAGGTAACATTGCAACAATTAACTTAGATGGTAATGTAAGCAATGTATTATTAGGTAATGGAGTCTTTGGTCCTACTACTGGAACTGTTGCAAATGCAAACTATGCTACATATGCCGGAGAAGCATTTTCTATTACGGGCAGTAATGTCTCAGGTACTGTAGCCAATGCTAACTATGCTTCGTATGCTGGAGAAGCATTCTCTGTTACAGGAAGTAATGTCTCAGGTGCAGTAGCCAATGCAACACATGCAACAAATGCAGATAGTGCTAACTCAGTGGCAGTAGCGAATGTTTCTGGAATAGGTAATATTGCAACAGTTAATTTAGACGGTAACTCAGGTAATATATTATTTGGTAATGGCATCTTTTCGGCAGCACCTACAGTAAGCAATGTAGCAAATGCAAACTATGCTAACTTTGCAGGTACTGCTTATTCGGTTGCCGTAGCAAACGTATCTGGTATAGGTAACATTGCTACATTAAACTTAGATGGTAATGCAAGTAACATATTATTTGGTAATGGCGTGTTTAGTGCGGCACCAAATGTAGACAATGCTAACACAGCAAACTATGCTAACTATGCTAACTTTGCTGGTACTGCTTTCAGCGTGTCAGGTAGTAATGTTTCTGGAACAGTAGCCAATGCAACTCATGCTACCGTGGCAGATTCTGCTAATAGTGTTACTGGTGCTAACGTAGTCGGAGATGTAGCAGGTGCTAATCTAGCAAATCTTGCAACTTATGCAACTACAGCAAATGCAGTGGCAGGTAGTAATGTATCTGGACAGGTATCTAATGCACTAGTCTCTGGTACAGTATATACAAATGCTCAACCAAACATTACATCAACTGGTACATTAACAAGTTTAAGTGTTACTGGTAATATAACTGGCTTTGCTAATATTGCGGGTGATTACATTTTAGGTAATGGTGCATTCTTAACTGGCGTAGGTGACTTTAGTGCGGCTCAAGGTTATCATGGTAGTTTTTTTAGTAACGTAACTCAAACTGCGGCTAGTACAACAACTGCATACCCAATTACATTAAACAATACTAGTGCAGGTACATATGGTATATCTGTCGTAAGTAATAGTCGTGTGACTTTTGCATATGCAGGTACATACAACATTCAATATAGTTTTCAATTTACAAATCCTACTGCAAGTATTGTTAACGTTAATGTTTGGTTGCGTAAAAATGGTACTGATGTTCCGGATAGTAATAGTCAATATGCTGTTCTTGCAAAGCATGGCTCAATTGATGGACAATTGATTGCGGCAATCAATTACATTGAAGATATAAATGCAAATGATTATTATGAATTGATTTGGCAAACAGAAGATGCAAGTGTATTTATTGAATATATTGCTCCAGGCACTACTCCTACAAGCCCTGCAACACCAAGTGCAATAGTAACTGCAATGCAAGTTACTAACGTACAAGCAGCCACACTAAGCGGTAATTTAACTGGTAACTTAATTGGTAACAGTTATGGATTGACTGGTACAAGTTTCATTAATATTATTGGTAATATTTCAGGTAACGTGTTTACTGGTAATGGATCTGGATTAACTAACTTAGTTGGTGCAAACGTTACTGGTTATGTAGCAAATGCAAACGTAGCCAATCTTGCAAACTTCGCAACTACAGCCAATGCAGTAGCAGGCGCAAACGTGTCAGGTGCTGTTGCTAATGCTACTCATGCAAACATTGCTGATGCAGCCAACGTTGCTTATTCAGTTACTGGTGCTAACGTGTCTGGTACAGTTGCTAATGCAACATATGCAGTTACTGCCGGTGAAGCATACGCAGTGTCAGCGGCTAACATTGTTGGAGTAATCAACCTTGCTAATTTTGCTACAACTGCAAACAGTGTAGCAGGTAGTAATGTAAGTGGCGAAGTAAACTTTGCTAGCATTGCAAACTCAGTAGCAGGCGCAAATGTTTCAGGTGCAGTTGGTCTAGCAACATTTGCAACTACAGCAAACGCAGTAGCGGGTGCTAATGTAAGCGGTACTGTTGCAAATGCAACACATGCTGTGAATAGTGATTCGTCAAATAACGTATCAGGTAGTAATGTATCTGGCGCAGTTGGATTAGCAACATTTGCAACTACCGCTAATAGTGTAGCAGTAGCAAACGTTTCTGGTATCGGTAACATTGCAGTTGTTAATTTAACTGGATCATCTAGTAACGTACTTTATGGCAATGGCGTATTTGCGGCAGTAGCAGGCGTGAGTAGTGCATCAATTAGTAATGGTACTAGTAATGTAAATATTCCAGTTGCCAATGGTGATATTAATATCAGTAGAGGTGGAGTAAGCAATGTAGTTATAGTAACTGGAACTGGTGCAAACGTTAATGGTAATATACAAGCAAGTAGATTTATTTCAAACATTGCAACAGGTACTGCCCCATTCACAGTTACTAGTACAACACAAGTAGCCAATTTAACTGCAACAACTGCAAACTTAGGAAATTATGTTGTTGCTAGTAATATTACCGGCAATTATCAATTAGCGTTTGTTAGTACAACAATTAATTATGGTAATGGTACATTTGGTGCAAACTTAGCATACAATGCTAATATTCGTGCTAACTCTGTAGCAGGATCTCTTACTGCAAATACATTTATCGGTAACTTAACTGGTTTAGCAAGTAGTGCAACCGTAGCGGCAAGTGCAAATTCTGTTGCAGGTGCAAACGTATCTGGTACTGTAGCAAGTGCAACAGTAGCGGCAAGTGCAAATGCAGTAACAGGTGCAAACGTATCTGGTCAAGTAGCCAATGCATTAGTTGCTGGTACTGTGTATACAAATGCACAATCAAATATTACAAGTGTAGGCACACTAACAACTTTAGATGTGTCTGGAAACATTAACGGTAATAGTTTACTATTTGTTGGATTTGGTGCAAACAGTAGCGGATTTACTAACCCAGTAATTGTTGGTAAAGCAGGTGCTAGTCAATATGTGCAAGCCGCATTAGTTAATAGCAGTGATATTGGTAGTAGTGATTGGGTAGCATATGCAGATAACGGTACTAATGATAATGCTTGGAGTGACTTTGGTTTCACTGGTAGTAACTTCAATGATGCTAACTATACAATCACAGGTAAGAATGATGGTTATGTATTTGTACAAGGTGATGGTGCAAACGTTAATGGTGGTAATCTTATATTTGCAACAGGTAGTCAGGGCAGTACCAAAGATATAGTCTTTGCTACAGGTGGATTCTTGACAACAGATGAAAAGATGCGCTTTATTCATAGCACTGGTCAATTTGATATTGAAACAACAACAGCAGCCACAACAACTAGCACAGGTGCATTACGTGTACGTGGTGGTATAGGTGTTGCTGGTAATGTTGTGTCTGGTGCTAATGTTACTGCTAGTTACTTTGTTGGTAATGGTTCAGCATTAACTGGTATAACATCTGCTAATGCAAATTACTCAAACTTTGCTGGTACAGCATACTCAGTAGATGCCGCAAACATTGTCGGTACAGTTAACTTAGCAAACTTTGCAACAACTGCAAATAGTGTAGCAGTAGCCAATGTAGTTGGTATAGGTAATATCGCAACTACAAATTATAATGGTAATGGTAGTCAAGTATTAGCAGGTAATGGTGCTTGGGTAGCACAATCAGGTGGAGGTGGAACACCAGGTGGCTCTAACACATATGTACAGTTCAATGATGGTGGTGTATTTGGTGGCACAGCAAATCTAACATTTAATAAGACAACCAATACATTATCTGCAACTAACATTACAGGTAATGGTTCTGGATTAACTTCATTAACTGGTGCTAACGTAACTGGTCAAGTAGCAAATTCTGTATTGGCTGAACATGTATATAATAATAGTCAACCAAACATCACAAGTACAGGTACATTAGTAAATTTAGCAGTTACAAGTTCAAGTTTGTCTGCAAATACACCAGTCAACTTTAATCAAAGTTGGAACAACGGTAGTGCTAACTTTACTGTATTAAGATTAAACACAACCAATACTGCAAGTGATGTCTCAAGTAAAATGCTTGACATACAAGTAAACACAGTAAGTCAATTCAGTGTTTATGCTAACAATTATACTGATTTAGGTAACGTTGCTTATGCAAACTACCATACAGGTAATGCAAATATTTCAGCACTAAACGTGTCGGGAGTAAGTAATCTAAATAGTGTATCAAATGTGATTATCACTGGTGGTACAAATGGATATGTACTAAGTACAAATGGCTCAGGAAATCTTTCTTGGGTAGCACAGTCAGGTGGAGGTGGCTCAAGTGAGACAGACTTTACCCCAGGTTTCTTATTAGGTGGAATGTAAATGGCAACAAATTATAAAGTCTTAGCACAACTTAACCCAAGTGCAAACACAGCGTCTACATTATATACATGTGGTACAGCAAATGGTGCAGTAATAAGCACATTAGTGGTTTGTAATCAGGCTGTAACTACAACTTTTCGTGTAGCAGTTCGTCCAGCAGGTGCAACATTGGCTGCACAACATTATATTGCATTTGATACAGGTGTTAATACAACTGATACAATATTTTTAACAATTGGTACAACACTTGCAAATACTGATGTTATTACTGTTTATGCAAATACAGCCAATGTAAGTTTTAGTTTATTTGGTAGCGAGATAACTTAACATGAGTATTAGAACTGCTACTACTTCGGGTATAACTACTGGTCAAAAAAATATGCCATTTGTTGGCTTACCAGTTGCACCATCTTCAAGTACTTATACTAGACCCGTTGATTGGCCTGCATTACCATCAATGACTTCAAGTGATTCAAAATTCATTGGTCTATATGCTGTTTTTAATAATCTCAGTAATTATAATTCTTTAAGTTGTACAAATAATAATTCTCTAGCAGGTAACGTTTCTAATACAGGATTTATTAGTGATGGTCAGGGACCAAATACATTTCTTGGTACTGTTTTTACTAATACAACACCAGTAGCGTATACTGTTGGTATGTATTTATTTGGCACTAACGTTGTACCAGGTACAACTATTACTGCAAAAAACACTGCAACTTTTACAGGTACTATTTCTACAACTACATTAACTGTTAGTGCTGTATCTGCTGGAACACTTGCTCTTGGTATGGTTATTACAGGTACAGGCGTGACTGCAGGTACTTATATTAGAGCATTTGGTACAGGTTCAGGTGGTGCAGGAACATATATATTAAATCAAAGTGCAACTGGTACACCAAATACAGGTACTAATTATACAGTTGATAAAAGTCAAATTACTCCTAGTCAAACTATTACAGGTACTAATAATTATTTTACAGTAGATTGGGGAGATGGTACTTCACCTCAAAACTATGCCAGCGGTAGTACAACATTTTATCAATATAATTATAGTACACTTGCTACAAGCGTAACTAGTAGAGGTTATAAAACTGCAATTGTTCAAGTAACTGCAGGTAATGGTACAGGTTTAACACAACTTAGTATACAAGTTAATATTGTTCTTCCATTAAATCAAGGTGGTATTTCACCGGGTGTTTTTAATGGTGCTCGCACACCAGGTTGGTTAGATATTAGTTGGGGTAGTCCATCACTTACTTCTCATAGTATAGGTGGAAACGCTCTGTTTTTAAATTTATTAGAGCAAGCATCATTTTATGGTTGTTCTAATTCATACACTAATCCTGGTCTTAATATGTTTACTTCGTGTTTATCACTACAATCTATACCAGTATTTAATTTACCAGCAGCATATACTAATTGTGGTGGTATGTTTACGAGTTGTCATTTATTAAAAAATATTCCAACGTTTCCTAGTACTTCTGCTAGTACTGTTAGTTTTGCTAGTGCTTTTGTAAATTGTCTTTCATTAGAAACAATTCCAAATAGCGTGTTTGCTAATTTAACAAATAAAATAGGTGAGGCTGGTAGTATGTTTAGTGGTTGCATACTGTTAAAGAATCCACCAATGTTATCATGGGCTTCAGGTTCATTTAGTGCTAATTCAATGTTTGCTAATTGTCAAAATTTAACTTATGTTCCTCAATATAATTTTAGATTTATTAACAGTGCTTCAAGCATGTTTAATAATTGTTTCTCATTAATAACAATTCCTGGTAATTTGTTTTTTCCAATTTGTACTAATGTTGGTTCAATGTTTAGTACGTGTCCTGCATTACAAACTGTACCGGCGTTAAGTTTTCCAAGTGCTACTACCGTTTCTGGATTATTTTCAACATGTCGTAATTTAGAATCTGTTGCTTCATTAAATATTCCAGTTGCAACAGCCTTAGATACAGTATTCAATTTATGTACTTCATTAAAAAATATTGGAACTATTACTACTGGTAATGCACTTACTTCAATGGCTAGTACATTTGCACAATGTTATGCATTAGTTAATGCTCCAACTATTACTAATACTAGTAGGGTAACTAACATAAATAATTGTTTTGTCAGTTGTTATCAATTGAAAAATGTACCATTATATGATACTGCCAATGTAATTGATATGTCTAGTATGTTTAATGGATGTCGTTCAATAAATTCAATTCCAACATTTGTTACAACTAAAGTAACCACTATGAATAGCACGTTTTTTGAATGCCAAACTCTTAAAAGTATTCCAGCACTTGATACTGGTAATGTATTGAATATGGATACTATGCTTTATTCATGTCAAGCATTAACAAATATTGCTTTTGCAAACACAACAAAAGTTACAAGTATGAGTGCAATGATTCAAGATTGTCGTTCAATGACTACTGAAACTTTAATGGATGGTGGACCTAATACATGGAATACTGCCAATGTAACTAACATGAATAATATATTAATTGGAACTACTGGTATTACTACAATTCCTACATGGAATACGAGTAAAGTTACTTCAGTTACAGGTATGTTAAGTGGAGTTTTGTCTTTAACAAGTGTACCAGCATTAAACTTATCTAATGCTGTTACCGGTACATCAAGTTTTTTGCAAAACAATCTTAATTTAAGTAAACTTGATTTTACAGGATTGAAGGCTACCTTTACTGTACAAAATAGCAACCTTTCTAAAGCAGAATTAGAAAAAATATTTGCAAATTGTATTATAGGTAATACTACTTCACAAACTGTTACAATTACAACTACTCCAGGCGCTGATACACCAGTTGTAAGAACCGGCAATTTTAGTGGTAGTTCAAATACTATTACAATGTCTAACACACTTGGTATTACTGCAGGTATGATTGCATATGGTACTGGTATAAGTCCAGGTTCTGTAACATTAACACTTGATGTTGCTACTGGTAATATTACTACCATTGGTGCTGGTTTTGCCCCACCTAACAACACTGTTGTAGGATTTGCTAGTATAGGATCAATCACTAATATTTCTAATTATGTAGGTGCAGTTTATTATGTTGCAAATTCTAATGCAAGTGGTAATTTTAGAATCAGCACAACACCAGGTGGATCACCTATTACATTTACAGGTACTACAAGTTCGGCTGCAATAAGAATACCTAATTATGTTGTAAGTGTGGTTGCTAATACTAGTGTAAGAATATCATGTACAACATATGCTCCAGGTACTAACGTTTCATGTAGTTTTAGAACATTGGATATGGGGCAAGCATTTGTTAAGAACTGGACAGTTACTGGATAAAATATGTTTTATAAATATGAAAATGAAAGTTTAATGAGTGGACCAACTGTTGCTTTTCCTGAAGGAGAAGTACTGCATTTGGAATTATTAGACACTTACACGTTCCCAATCAATGGTTGGTATTACTTTGCAACAGAGGAAGAAGCAAAAGCATTCTACAATATAAATGATTGATTTCAATACATCACAGTTAACTTGGATAGTAGTTGGTGCACTTGGTATGGGTGGTACTGGTTACGTGTCCATTAACGATAAGATAGATACACTAACTACAAAAGTAAGTGTAAGCAATGCAAATATGGATCACACTGTAAAGTCATTGGATCAGTTACAAAAGCAAATGGAACGAATTGAAAATAAAATTGACAATGAGAAAAGATAAATAAATGTGTAAGTGTATCTGAGTTTTGTTTTTTTACTAGTGCCAACTTTTTTAACCTTTTCTCTACATACACTTACTATTCTTTTCGCCCGGGTGTTAGGTATTTTTTTATTGACATGATTATCTTTCACCTAACATCTGGGCACCTTTCTTAATAAAATCCCCCAAAACAACTAGACTTTTTATAGTTTTCACTGTATAGTGATAAATATATGTGTGCAACGCTTTTAGAACTTGTGGCGCACATTCTCTAAAATCAGAAGCCCCCAGTTGACGCTGGGGCTTCATCTTCGTCAAAAGAGATTTTAGAGCAAGTCAGATTTTAGAGGAGAAAAAATAATGACTAACGTATTTGAACAACTGGGTATCAACCTGCCTAATTCTGCTGAAATGTATACTAATACCATTAAAGAGGGAGTTAGAGAAGGTATTAGTAATAGTATACATTTCAGCAAAGCAGGTGTAAATGTAAGTGAGGCTTCGCCTCACACTTCTGCTTCGCAGCCTTCGGCTCCTTTTGAAAGAAGTCCAGGAAAGACCGGGAAGAACCAATCAACGGCGACACCTGACCGAAAATTAAGTACCAACGACTATTACATAGAAATAAGATTGAGTATGGGCAATGTACGAGAGGGATCAAGAACCAGTAGAATGTCTTGTTACATCGCAATCAAATCAGATACCGATCGCAAGTATTCAATTTTCTTAAGAAGTAGTCTAACAACTAGTTTGGATGAAACATTGAGAAGTATCAAGAAATCAGATAACAAACCATTACAAACTATCGCAGAAGATTTCATTGAAGAACACAAAGACAGTGGTATTGTAATGTTGGGTAGAATCAGATACAATCCCAGAAAAGGTCTTATCAATGAAATGCATCGTAAAAATCTAAAACATGGATTATTGGGTATACATTCTATTGGTGAACAACTCTTTGCAACATTGTTTCTATTAGGTGAAGAATATGAATTTGAATTGTCATCTGAGTTATCCGAAAAGCAAAAACAGTTTTATGAGACTACTGGTCTGTGGGAAGCAGAGATTAAAGAATTTACTGGCAATGAGGAATTAGATAATGACTAAGATGAATTACAACAGACCTTGCTTTAACAAAAACTTAGGAGAAAGAGCATACACACCAACTAAAAAACATAAACCTATTGACATAATTCATTTGGGTCATGTAATGAATGCAAGTATTGCAACAGGACCACACTATGCTAAACTAACATGCGTTACATGCAATAAGTTTGTAAAATGGTTATCACAAGAAGAATACACCAAAAAGCATTCGTAATCCAACTTTTTAACAAATCAAGATAAATACTATGAAAGAAAACAAATGAACAAAATCTATTATACCAAGAAAATAACAGGTGCAGGTACTACTTATATGAACATTGAACAACCAGAACTAGATGAGTTAATCAGCCGACTTATTTCGTTGCAGAGTTTTTTTAATGAATTGTCACTCAGCACAAACAAAGACATTAAAGAAGTAGTCAAATGGTATCAAAAACCTACTAAAACTTTACCACATAATCGTATCTTTGGTAAATATAATAGCCCATGTTCATTTGTTGCTGGAATGATAAACAATTTAGTCTATGGCCAACAACGTGATTGCAGTTTGGTACAAGCAGAGCATTTGCAGAACATCATTAATAATTCAGTAGCATTAATGAATGAAATAGAAAATATTATAGATTTTCGGTTGCAGAAAAATCAGACTTATGATAATATTATGTTTTGCGAACAACTTTTTACCTTCTAATGAATACGATAGCATATGTTTATAAATGGACTCATATACCTACACTGAAGTGGTATATTGGTTCTAGAACTAGAAAAGGATGTCATCCTGATGATGGATACATATGTTCAAGTAAAATAATCAAACCTATGATAGAAACTAATCCTAAAGAATGGGTTAGAACTATTATTGCTACTGGATCACCAGAAGAAATGTATGAACTTGAAACGGAAATACTTCAATTATTTGATGCTAGGAAAGATAAAACTTCTTTCAATCAAACCAATAATAATGGATTAAATTATGCATCAAGAACAGGTATCCCTCAATCATTAGAAACAAAATTGAAAATAAGTAAATCCGTTACTGGTAAAATTTTTACACAACAGCATAGAGATAAAATATCTAAATATCAAAAAAATAAAACAGTTTCCGATGAAACTCGTCAGAAATTAAGAGATAATAGGGCAAATACTGATGGTGAAAATAACCCCATGTATGGTAAAAAACATTCGGAAGAAACTAAAGCAAAAATAAGACAAAAGGCGTTAGGTCGTCCAGGTTCTTTCAAACAACATACACCTGAATCTAAATTAAAATTGAGTCTTGCTAAATTAGGTAAATCTAGAAAAACTACAATAATAAAATGTATACATTGTAGTAAAG